TGTAAGGATACGTATACTTTATATTCTTCCATATTGTTCCTCCTTAATAGATTTCGGCGTCAATTGAAATAAAGGTATTATTCATATCTATTCCTATCACCTTATTTTTAAATGATGTGGATATATTTTTTACATCAATTCTAATAAATTGTTTATCTTTAACTACAGAAATGTTAGTACCTAGAGATACTCCATTTTGCCCTTCTCCATTACTCAATAAAGATGTATCGTTATTTATTCCACGAATTGTGCACGTACCATCGATACGCATATTTTTTAATTTTTCTAGATATACATAAATGTATGTATCAAATCTATAACCTACCATACAAGAAGGAGCATAAATAAGATATCTTTGACACTTCATCATCTCTTCTGCGGGATTTGGTGAAATAAACGGAGTTGCTACTTTACCTTGCTCCAATTTGGCCCATTTAAGAGTTATGCTAGTTCCTTGTTTCAAATAGAATGTAAATGCTTTTGTACTCTTACTTGTATGTACAATGTTTAATCCTTGCTTCAATACAACTTGTGAATTGTCATCTGCTTCCATCGTTACTGTTCCACTTACAGATGTCACATAGCACGATAATGTAGAATCGCCTTCTGTCGCATTCTCTAAGTATTGTAGAAAAGTTCCGGTATCTGTGTATTTGTCATTCTTTACAGTGATTTCTCCACTTGTGTTTTGTGTAGATGTAACATGCCAAATCTTCCATCTATCTACAGAATACCCTTGTTGTTCGTAGCTTGTAACACCTCTTTGATTGATTTTAAAATCCGGATTAATCAATAAATTCGGATTACTGAATTTAGTTCCTAAATAGTTTGCTAATTGCGATAATAAACCTTTTTTTAATCCTGCACCATTATGCACAGGCAATAAGCTTGTATCGGTAAAGCTAGGCAATGCATCTAATTCTGTTACTTGTTTTCCTGCCATGTTATTCCTCCTTGACTTTATATGTCCAATCCGTGCCAACTTCCCCACTTGCTACTTCGTAAGACCAATCGGCTAGGATTGTATTTCCTTTTTCATCCACTAATTCTTGAGCACTAGTTGCGTTCAAGTTTGTGGTAAAGTGGTTATTCATAACCATTTGATTTAAAGCATTATGTGATGTGGTTACAGACTTTATTTTCGAGACAAGCCACTGTATAGAAGCTTTGTCTTTGAATACGAAGGACATATGCTAACCCCACATTGTGTTTAAATCGTTTGTCGTAATCGCAGTTAATTCTGACTTCTTAACATATGCCGATAAATCAATATCTGTATTGCCAATCTTTTCATATGTCTTTGTCTCTGAAAGCCAAATATACTCATCATAAATATCTTGCGTTCCATGTGAATGTGCTACCAAATAAATCACACCATTTGAGCCTGTAGCAGGCAATGAGCTTACCTTTTCATATCTAATAGATGTAATATTACCTACTGCCGAATTAATCAACGATTGTACTTGTGATTGCGTCTGATATCCTTTACCTGTAACGATTGAATTAACTTGCGTAGATGTTTGGAATCCACTGTCATTTGTTAATTGTGATACCTTTGTTGGAACTGAAATATCTACGGATTTTGAGCTTGGCTCAACTTTTGTACCGTTAACCTTTACAGACTCAATCACATTCGCTTGAGCACCGCTTGCGATACCACTTAACTTTTGCTTTTCTGCGCTTGTGTAGTCATTTGTTGATAAGCCTTTACCACTTACAACATCAACTTTCCCACCTAACGCCGATTTAATTTTACTGATTAAGAGCGTCAATCCACTCTTATCTAAATATTCAATAGCCATTATTTTTCCTCCTATAGACTATTCCATAATTCATCTAGTTCGATTGTTGATACAGATGTTACAGAACCTTCTGCCATAGCACCGATATCTTCCGGTGTATATACTGGTCTTGTTTCTGCTTTCGCCCACGTTGGAACTGTAGGGTCTATTTCTTCAACCTCTCCAATGATTTCATTACCATTTAATTTAGGTTTGTTTCTGAGCTTCTCATAATCCGTTGTTCCTACATATTGTTCGTTTAAACCGAACTGAATATGATCTGATTCGTCTTTAACATCGATTTCTATACTGTTTACCAGAATCATGTAATCACTTCCTTATTTAATACACTATACACATTAACTGTTTTTATCGGCGAAGCCATCGCTATGCCGTCATATGTAATCATTCTTAGTTGGATATTGCAATTTCCGTTTTTAAAACTTAATGTTTCTTCCTGTGTTAAAAGAACTGAAATAACATTGTTTTCAATTTTTAAATCTGGCATGCTTTTTTTCAATAAATATCCATTTTGCTCAAATACCACATAGATATGTTCCATATCTGCTAAATCAATATTATTGACCGTGATTTGAATTGTAGGTGTTGTTCCTTGTCTCATGATTTCACCTTGTATATCCATTCCTCGCCTACATTTCCGGAGTCGACTTCATATGCCCAATCCGCTAAGACTGCATTTTTGTTCTCATCAATCAAACCATTTTCTGAATCTGATAATAATTCAGTTTTAAAATGATTAGTCAGAATCATTTCCATTATCTTCTGATCAGCTTCGCGGATTGAAGCTCCTAATGTTTTCTTCGCATTTCCTTCAAAATCAATTCTTGCATCAACTATCTCCGCATTGGCATTCATTGAGCTTTCCGTTGAAGATATAATTGCATCAATGCGTGAAGTTAATTCATTCGCTTTTTTTAATAGCGCTAGATATTGTCCACGCACTGCATTTCCAGCATTGCTATAAGTAATTCCGTTGCCACCAACACGAATATCAATCAACTCGTTCAGATTTGTCTGATTGCCATTAGTGATTGTCAATAAATCCAATCTATGCATAATGGTGTCATATTTCTGCTCTATATAAGCGTCAACCAATTGTTGCCAACCGTATTCACTTGGATCCACTTCAGTTGTTCCGTTTGGCGCTCTCTTTACGATAAAAGCTAATTCATTTGTCACTAACTGCTTATTACCACGAATCAAATGGACTGCTAATTCAATTAATCCGTTTTCCTCGAATGGTTTTCCAGGAATATAAAAACCATCTTCGTCAGATGGCAATACTTCTTCATGTAGTTTTCCTTGATTTAAATATCGAATATGAATTTGTGATGTATAGTCATCATATTTGCTTCCATCACTTTTCAATATAACAGGAACATTAACAGACCCTTCACATGTTTCTAGCCCTTTAATGGCCACAAGTTGTAAACCACTTCTTAATAATTCCATCGAATCAACTCCTTCCTATACGTATTTTGCATCTATTACAATTCCATTAATCAATGTTAGCTGCAGCTTTTTTTCTCCATCTGAACCATTTGCATAACATTTAGGCCTAAAGTAGCCTAATGGAGCAGTTCCAATCGCTAATAAATTAAATGGTCCGCCATTCGCACCACCACTTCTACCTTGATTTTGCCCGAAGTACTGACCATTGTAGTACATAGCTACGTGGCCTTTACCACCACCCATGTTGGAACCCCAAACTGCAATATCTCCGTTCTGCGGAGTAGATACGACATTACATGAATTCAACATTCCGTTAGAAGCGCGCTGAGTCCAAATATCTTGAGCACCGCCTGTGGCCGTACAATTCGCATATGAGTATCCTAACCACTTCATGTAAAACGCGTAACCGTCCCAACATTGGGCACCGAAAGCACCATCTACATTGTGACTTGTGCCATTATAAGTATCGACGAATACAGAAAAAGGTTGAGCCATATTACTCAACCCCTACTACAATTCCGGCTTCAACTGTAATTGATTTTGTTACAGTGTAAGTACCAGTGAGCCCTTTTTTACCGTCCAAAGTTATGATGCTAGCACTGTCTGAAATAGATATAGTTGAATTTTTAGTATCCATACGAACATAATTTTTGGTCACAGAAAACCTATTGTCACCGCTTGAAAGTAAAATTGTGCCATCATTGCTAACCGAAACGCTGGTGTCGCCACTGATCAGTGTCACACTATGCGATAGATACTCGCCATCATGTTTAAAAGAACGAAATGCAATCCTTTCAGGCAATACAGTACCATCTGAATCAACACACTTTATATCAGACCAGACGGAACCTTGTGTAACTCCCTCAGCACGTGGCTGCATATTGATTTCTGCGCCAACATTTATGTCTTTAACAGTATTAAGAACACCTTTAAATGTCCCATCATTCATTACAAGCTCACCGGTATCCATATTCAAATAAAAGCTGCCACTCTTATCTGAAAGAATCCCAGTTATAATCGCATTCGCAATTAAACCTTTTGGCCCAAACGCATTGCCCCACTTCCAATCCGTATCATCTTCATTTCTTGTGTCAGAAAATTCCAAACCACTTGTTCCATAACATGTTGCTCCATACGTTGGACTATCTGGATCTAAATCTTCCATCTTCATAGCTCTGTAATCCATCTTCTTTGCAATGTTTCTTTGAGCATAAAGTGAAGCTTGAGTCGCATCAATGATTCCTTTTATCTTTTCCGCAATCAAGCTTGATGTTTTCTTATCAATCACCTTTTGTGCTGCCTGAATAACACTGTCCGCGTTTTCAAAATACTTCGTTTCATAATCACCTAGAGTCATACTATCGTATTTTTTTAGGATACAATCATAATCACATTCAATTAATCTTGCCTTTGTTTCGATATTCAACTTTCTATGCTTAATATGAACTGTATCTCCAAAACCAATTGAAACAAGATTCTTAATATCTTTGTAAGCATCCAGTCTTGCCAAATCTACAATATCAACCTTATACGTGATATTAGGAACATCACAATTATTTTCTGTGAAATAATCAGATGCTCTTTTTCTCAACACTTTATATAAATCTTCCAATGTGTCGCAGACTGTGATTCCATTCGATGCATCATCTTCTTGTGCATCTTCTTTTAGCTTTACGTCATCAAACTGGATGAAACTCCAATATACATCTGGATAATTATTGATATAAGGAGAATCAATACACTCCCCATTGGGCAATACATATCCATTGTAGGCTTGCGGATATATTCTTGTGATTAAATTTTCTGTGTTTACGACTTCCTGGACGCTTTTCAAATTGTATCCGAACTCACACCGAGCACCTTTATCTGATCCAATTCTTTGGTTGATTTTGATTGTGTGATCATCATAGACAATTTCTCCGCCCCATCGATTCATAAATGTATTGCCTGCATTTCCATTAATAGCCTGTAGGCGATTCATTTTATTAAAATAGCACGTAGAAATATCTGTGATATCCGAAATTCCTTTAAAAGACGTTCCACTTAAAATTGTATTTAACGCATCCTGGCCATTCATATTCACACATCGAGTATCCCACAAAGGTGGTGTTGTCTTGACCATGTAAAAAAGCGGATACGCTGTTACTTGAACATCATAATCTGCTTTGTCTACATGACGAATAATAAACAATTGGTCTTTATTAAATAATGTTGGAACTTTTAAAACTGCGCCATCAATGATATTTTCTGAAATATCATCAATAGGATGCACTAATTTAACATACCATTCGCCGTTCAATACAACGTGCATAACGCAGCTAGATGGATGTAGAACATAATCACCATTCTTTTCATAGCTTTTATTAAAAGGCTTATACAATTGGATCATAGTTCACACCTCCAGTTTGGAATCACTTCACACTTAAAATTGCCACTAACTGTAATTGAATTTGAACCTTCCATTAAATATAAAGATTCAAAATCCCCACTGACCTGAACATTTTGCAAATCACCATTTTCTCTATATGCTACACAACGCTCGGTATCAATATAAATTGTTCCTGATGTATTAACTGTCATCTTATTACCATTTACAGACAGAACACATTGACCTTCACCACTAATGATATAAACAGGATGAGAAACTGCATAAGGATTTGTCTGCACCATTCCACAACTATATCTATCTTGACCAATAAACAGATATCCGTATGGATCACAAGTAAATGTGGCCACAAAAGCATTAATTTCTTTTGTGCTTTCTCTTGAGATATCACCAAATTCAACTTTTTTAATTTTATAAAAAATTTCTGAATCATCCATCATCATAAGAGTCTTAGATTTACGAATCATTCTTTTATAATCTCTAAAAGTTTTATTCAAGTATTCTCTTTTTTCTTTGAAATTAAAATTGATATTAAATGTAATATCATCATAAGTGCCTAAATCTTCGAAAAACTTACCATCTCTTCCAGGAATATCATATTCTTTGTAGTTGCGCTTAGGAGTTACTATATCAGGTCGTCTGACCGGATATAGTTTTTCCCGAACGCAAGATACATTATCTAAATAAATATCAAATGAACTCATTCTATGCCTCACCTCTCATATAAGCATTAGATACACTTCTAGATCCAATAACTCTTTCCATAGATGAAGCAATATTACGACCATCCAAAGTTGTAGTGTTATACACAACAAATGTTGGATCATACCGATAATTCGTATTATCAGTAAACGAAGGATCCATTCCAATATCCATGATATCCTGTAAATCTTTGATTTGGCTTTCTACTCGGCTCTTATTTCTGTCAATTCCTGTAGCTAATAAATCCATGAAATCAGGCATCCACTCATCCGCATCGGCCAAAGGACCTTCATCTGGAACAGAGAAATGTAGATTTTTCTTAATGAAATTTGTGACTCCACTAATCTTTCCTTTTACCCATCCAGTAAATCCTTTCCAGATACCACTCGCAAAGTTTGACATCATGTCCATTCCCCATTGCAAGAATTGACCAGGTAACGATTTTATCTCATTCGCAATATTTCTAACCAAATTAACTGCTGCAGTCTTTCCTTTTGACGCAAAGGACTTCGCCCAATTGATAATTGCAGACAACATATTGCTAATCCAATTTTGGAAGTTGTTTAAACCATTCGCAAAATTCTCACCAAGATTTTGGAAAAAATCATTAATTTTCTGTTTTACATTATTAAAACCATCCGTCCATGATTTTTTGAATCCTTCCCATAACTCAGATACTTTATTGCAAACGGACTCCCATGTTTCTGTCAAGAAGTTAAGGACCTCATCCCAGTTCTGAATGACATATATAATTGCCATGATAGCTGCAATGATTGCTACAATTATCGCAATCACCGGAGCTGCAGCGGTAACCAAAGCTCCAACTCCACCTGCCGACCATCCACATGCTGTGCCAACCGCCAGTATCAAAGGAGCAATCGTAGTCAAAACCGCAATAATCCCAATAAGGACCGCAATCATTTGTTGAGCTGGTTCAGGAAGTTCACTAAATATTTGAATAATTGTAGTTAATGCTTTCGTGAATTCAGTAAATACTGGCATTACCGCTTTAGAAAAATCGGCCATTGCCTCATTGTAATCATCTTGAGCCTTGTTTGATTCAACTAACGCCTTGTTATTTTCATTCCATGCATCTGCTGATTTCATTAAACCTTGATTGGCCATTTCATCCAACACTAACTGTGCACGTTCTGAATTATCTGAACATTGTTCTAATTTTTCATTGAATTCATCTTCGGATGTTCCAGCCCAATTCAACATATCCGCAAAATTACCGGTAACTGTACCTGTCTTGATTGTCTCGTTGATTGACTCAGCCAAACCATCAATTGGAATCGAATCTCCATACCGTGCCCAGGCACCAATTGCACCCTTAGTGATTTGCGTTAACTGACTTTGCTCCAAGCCAATTGCCTGTAAGTTTGCAGTAGTTGTAGCAGCAGATTGCGTATCGCCTAACACTCCAATAAGCTGCTTATAGGTCTGTTTTGTTTCATTCGTAGTGTAATTTAAATGAGAAGAAGAAACTTCTAAAGAACCCATGATTTTTAAATACTCTTTAGATTCTTCTACTGCTCCTTTGATATTTTCAACCATTCCAGATGCAAAATCAGATACTTGCTGAGCAGCCTCTTGCATGTTAAAGCTATCTTTAAGTTGTTGAACATCTGTCTTAGTCTTTTTTAACTTTTCACCAGTTTGTTCTGAACTATCTCCTACTTTTTCGACTTGAGTCGATGCATCACTTGCACTTTTTGCCAAATCATCCAATTTAGAATCATTGTCTGAAATTTCAGACGATAATTTATTGGCATAAGCAGTTGTCTCATTAAATGCAGTCTTCAATTTAGAAATCGTTGATTCCGTATTCGCATAAGTTTTTTCTGCTTTCTGAACTTGACTTGAATTCTCACCATATTCATTTGTCAATTGTTGAATTTCTTTGGCCTGTGCCTCAAGATAATCCGTTTGTTTTTTTATCTGATCCGATAAAAGCTTCATTTTATCTGACTGTTCATCATATTGTTTCTTCAAAACTTTATTCTTTGCAGTCAACGACTCCATGCTGTCAGCTTGAGCATCAAATTCACTTGATACAGCTTTTAATTCAGACCCATACTCTTTTAAATTCTGATTGATTTTAGAAATGGATTGATTAAATTCAGATTCACCTTTAATCGAAATCTTTGGACCAATATCATATCCAGCCATATCATCACCTCAAATCTACATTAATATATTCTGGCTCTATATATTCGTCGGCATATCCATCTAGAATGACCGAAGCATCCGTTAGATCCGCTAAATAACCTAACGGCATCACTAGAAACTCTTTGGATGGAATACCAATCTTATAGGCTTTTACCATTAAGTATTTGCTTGAATCACCTTGAAGCTTTTTTTCTTCTTTTTTTTTGAAGATTTTAAAGGCTTAGCCTGGATTTTTCTTTCTTTTGATTTGGAAATACATTTCTTGATTTTTGCAACAATTGCCTTCAATTCTTCTGGATCAGAAGGAATCAAGTACCCAATTGTATCTTTTGGAATCGGCTCCAATAATCCATCTTCACCAATTGGTGCTCTATCATACTTTTGTCGCATGATATTCATAAATGCACATCCTGAATCAATCATTAGATAAAGCATGCTGATCATCATGTTTGCAGCTTCCGCTACATCCTGACCTTCTTCAATCTTTTTAGCAGCTTGCGCAAAGTTTCCCATTTGAGAAACACAAGCTAAAGAAAAAGACATTGGATATCTATATTCTCCAATGTCTATAAATTGAATATTCATGTCCATAAGGCACCTTATGCAACAATGTTTGCCTTTTGCTTCAAGTACGCAACGGCTTTTGCTTCATCTGGTAAATCTGCGTAGCATTGCCATGCATGATCACCTGCTGCATCACGCATTACGGATCCTGTGATTTCAGATAACTGCCAATCGACTGTATCTTCTTTGGTCTTCGCAGAACCACCTGGAATATTAAATTTAACACGATTAAACCAAATTGCACGGTAGAATTCTTCATTGTTATTTTGATGCAGTTCAATAAGCCCACATCCAACTTCAATTGACTTCGTATTATCATCAAATACATATTCAGTCACGGATTCCCCACCAACTGTAATTTTATTTTCTTTAATACTCAATAAAAGTTTAGATGTAGCAGGCATCAATTCACCAGTTGTAATAGTCAAAGTTCCTTCTTTGAATTCTCCACCTTCTGATTCTGCAATTTCATTGTCTAAATATAAATTATTATTATCCGTAGTCGTAATATCAAGACTATACTCACTCATCTTTTCAGGAATATTTCCTTCTGAATAAGTCGTAGTACCGTCTGAATGACTATATTTCGCAATAATTAATTTTGATAAACCTTTTTTTGCCATTATTTGTTCATCTCCTTTTTGAATAATTCATTCATTTTACTGTCCATTGTTTCAATACTCTTTTTTCTATATTTTCGAACTGCACGACCTACAAAATCATTTTTAGGACGAAAAGACGTTCCTCTCAAGATTGATCTAGCAATCAATGGGACCGGAACTCCCTTTGGATACTTTTTAGTTTTATGACTTGAATATCCTGCAAAACCAACTTTGACATTGATATCATCGCCCTTACTCTCCATATCTGAAATACCAAGACCTTTCTCAAGAGCTTTTTTCTCGTAGTCCATAGGACCTTGACTTGCATGATTGGATGTCTGCAGTGATTGTATTTCACTGCGAATACCATCTACAACCACTCCAGCACCTTCATACAATGACATCTTCACGATTGGAACTACATCATCTTTTTCAAGCTTCTGCAGTTTATCAAGATATTCATCGAAATCATTAAATTCAATTTTGGCCATCAATACTCCCAATCGAATGAATAATGAATGTAATATGAATTTGTTTCATATTCAATATTAATTATATTGAATGGAACTCCGTTGCCGTTAAACAAATCAATAACTTCATCCACTAAATCATCGAACTCGACTTTTGTATAAATATCCAACGAACCTTTTATAACGATTTCATCATGTTGATTGTCCAAAAATAAAGAATCAGATTCTCCTTCTTCTTGCCAAACTATATATCTATCGCCTTTATCTCCTGTTGCATCATAATGGTAAATTTTATTAGTGCTTGTATACTGCAGTAATTCTGCAAATTCTTTAAGCTTCGAATTCAAACTTTTCATTTAAATGCATCAATGTAAGCTTAGTAATTTGTATACCATTATCGTCAAATGCATGTTGAATCTGTGAAATCTGATACTGTGTACCATCTTCCAAAACAACAATATCGTTATATGTAATTGAACGATCTCTGTAAATAGATACAGATTCATCCAGTCTATCTTGTGCTTTTTTAGCTTCATAAAACTTTGTAACACCAATTACTTCATAAGAAAAATAATAAGAAGATTTAAGGCGCAATTTAGATACAGGCATAAAGCCTTTATCCTGCACTAGTACACGCTCATAAATCTTCAGAATTCCATCATCAAATGTCATTATCTTCCTTTTTGTGACCACAGGATATTGTTCAATTCATATCTAAGAGATCTAGGCATAGCTAGTGTGCTATCTTTATTAGCTCTTTTTCTGAATAAGAATGCTGCGTAGTCAATCTTCGCCATATAGTAATCAAAGGAATCATCATCGACGATTCCTTCTCTTGCCATAAGGGAAACAGCTTGTTTCAACAACATTTTTAAATATTCATCATTGGCATTTGTTTGAGGCATTTGGAGATTCTGCTTCAGGACAGTTAGTTCAGTATCTTCTCCAAAATCCATTATTTATTACCCCTTTGTGACTTTTACAGTATAAACAAGTTTTGACATACCGTTCTTAACAGTAACAACTAAGTTCTTAGAACCTTCTAATGTTAATTCCTGGCCATTATTGTATTTCTTTCCGCCATACATAATAGTCACTGATGCTCCTTCTTGAGCTGGAACTGCATTTACAACAGCATTTGCTGCAGTTGCGCTTACTTCATATTCGTAAGTGTTTGCATTGAACGCCAATGTTTCTGAGCCAAGAGTCAATGATGTTAAAGTTGCATCGTTTGCATCATCGGCACGGAATGTTGCTGATGTTACTGGTGCTTTACCATCGATTGTCATTACACCGAATCCTTCATCAATTACAGGCTTTCCATCATAGCGAGCTACTCCACGGAACACTGTCTGATTATCGAAGAATCTAACATCTCCTGACTGATCAATCTTAGCTCCAGCACGTTCACCTAAAGTGTATAAATCAAAGTGTCCGAAGATGATATTATTGTCAGCAATAAAGTTAAGCTCAACAATTTCACCACCAACGATAGGCATTGTATTCTGCATTCCTGCAACAATAGCACCATTCATATCTGCATCCAATGACTCTGCCATTAATAGTTTATGCGTCTTTTCATTCATTACCCATGTCAATCCAGCAGAAGAGTAGTCGTTAATTACACAAGTAGATTTTTTAATGATATCTTTAAACAATTCTTTTCCGGTAAGGTTAGCACTTCCCTTTAAAATATTTGTTGTGTGTAAATCTTTCCATTCTCTAGCTGTTGAAGAATAATTATTTGGACGTTCCTCTTGCGCTAATCGAGTAACGATACCAAGTGGTATCTTAACTCCATAACCGAATAAAACTGCTTTATCCAACGCTTTACCCATTGCCTTACCGAGTGCGTAAATGATTTCTGTAGCTAAATCCTCATCACTATCTTCCAATACTGCATTGCATACAACAAAGAATCCTGCTACTGCGTATCCATCCATCTCAATGTTGTTGAATTTCAAATCCAATTCATTCAATGATCCACACATTTCAGTCCAAATACCTTCTGGAATGTCACCCATAATATTTTGACGAGATGTGCCACTTACACTGCGTAAATTAACTTTTGAAATCAATTTAGAATTTTCTTCGACGATTTGACGAATCAATGGCAACATGATTTGTGGAATCGTTAATCCAACATTTTCAATTGCACGATGCTCTTTAATGCATGTTCTTACGCTGGATAAGAATTTTTCTACATTCTCATCTTTGAAGAAACGATCACGTTCTTCGATTGGCATATTGAAGAATTTTTTTCTTACAGTCATTTTCTGTTGTCCTCCTCTATTTTCTTCTTGTTTAGGGTCATCTGTTGGCTGTTGAGACTCTGCTTCTTCAATTTCTTTTTCGATATCAGCGATTGTCTCTTCCAACTCTTTCTTTTCATCTTCGTATTCTTGTTTTTCTTCTTCTAATTTTGCGACTTCTTCTTCAACAGCTTGTTGTTCTTCTTCTGTTGAATCATCACGCAATTCAGAAATCGCAACTTCTAGTTCTTTTGTACGTTTTTCAAAGTCAGATTCTTTTTTTCTTAATTTCTCAAGATTCTTTTTCTGCGTATCTAATTTTTTACGCAACATTAAAACTTTTAACATGCTCATTCTCCCTTCAATTTCTTCAGCATTTCTTTTTTTCTTTGTTCTAATTTTCTAGAACGAATTGTGTTATATTCCTTTTTACGCGCAGATACCTGTGTATCTTCGTATGCAGGGAAAGTAACTACAGATACTTCATACAGATTCACGGATTTAATCGTCCAATGAACTTCGTTTCCATTTTCTGAATATTCTTCTGAAGTAATCTCAAAGCCAAAACTACATTGATCCACATCGCCACGTTGCACACGAGCATATAGATTCATCGCATCCTGGTCTGATTCATTGATTTCAACCTCGCCCCATAGACCTTTGTCATCAACTTTTAAAGCCAATGTTCCTGATTTGGTGCGTCCTAAAACCAAACGTGTATCATGGTCAATCAAACAACGGATATCACTATCCAGTGCTCCATCAAACGCATGCGAATCTACACTTTCACTAGCTCCATCCCATAACTGGTAATTGGAATTGAATACCGCGAAGTATCCATTGATATACTTTTTCCCATCTGCATCTCTAGTTTTGAATTTAGATAAAGAACTTCTCATCTGATATTTTTTATCCATTATTCTCACCACCTTTTTCCAATTTTTTCTGGTCTCCTATCATTCCTTGTGGAATATAGTTTTCAAGTATGATCAATTCATCTAATCCATCCATCGGAGAATATCCTAGTGAATCTCTGACTTCATTGCCTGTCACGATTCCTCGTGTATACAAATCACATCCCACCGTCGAGAGTGTCTGTATGTCATAGGCATAAAGCAACCTATAATTGAACCTAAAATACCATTCAGGCTTGATAAGTAAACTTCTAGTAAGTGCCTGTTGGATGCACTCACAAATTCCTTTAATTCTTGTATTGATCCAGTTGTTCCATTCCTCTTTATTGAATACTCCGGCACCTAGTACGAATGCTGGAACATCTAAAATGGAAGCTACTGTCTTCTTATCCATTTCTACCGAATCTTTGATGGCCAAATCGTTCAATGATAATGGTTTTACTGTAACCACATCAAAACCATCTGCAGGAATTAGCCAAGGCTCTCCTGTCTGATTTGATTTAATGTATTTATCCAAAAGCTTTTGCCGTCCATCTGAATTAGAAAACTCATCAACCATTCCATCAACCTTGACAATCAATGATGGTTGCCATTTTGATTCCATAAAACCTTTCTTTGTGACACTTGCTTGATCTAATGTTTCGGCCACACTTCGCAAAGATTTACGATATCCAACACCTTTCCACGGATAGTTTGGATCCGGATTAATCACGATATGAATTAAATCTTCCGGAAAATATTCCTTTCCGTTATAAAGAATCGAATACCCAAAATCACCATTTGGAACGAAAGAAACACTTCCAGGATTCAAAGGGTAGATACCTTCAATCAATCCGGATACTGTTCTTGGATACAGAACACAGTTTCCATCACCTTCAAGCAATAAAGAACGAACGATAGAAGACATCCATGTCATTCTCGTCATGTATTTGTTTGGATGGATATCAACCAAATTAGATAATGCATTACTAATCCTTTGATCACCATTCTTAGAATTCTCCATTAAATGGATTGTCATACTTCCAATTAGATTGGCAATCTTATTAACTGCGCTAATAATTTCAGGATTCTGTGATAATGGTGTATAACCTGCCGACAATAAAGATTCCCAATTTACTGGCATTACAGCTGCATAATTCGACCTTTTTTGTGGATCCGGTCTAATATTTTTCTTTTTGTTTCTCCTTGACAAAATAAGCCTCCTAATCTAAGAACATCGAAGCAGACGAATTCTTTTCTTCTGCAATCAATAATTGTTTACAAGCAATAACTGAGCAATCAAATAAATCTATACGTTGGTTTGGCATTACTTTTTGGAATCGAACAAAATCATCGCTATCTTCTGTAGCTTTGACATTTCCAACGCAATACTCATACGCAAGATTGTGCACGTAATAAAATTCTTGAAGGTTGAACTTTTTCTCGATTTCTCTAAAAGCTTCCGTTTTTTCAACGTACAACTGTTTCTGATCACGAATTTTAAAACCGGCTTTTTTCATTTTTAAAATGAACTCACGTGAATACCTTCTATCGTATCCAATCCATCGAATCCTAAAACCTCTGTCTCGAACTTTTATGAACCATTGAATTACATCTTCATATTCAATGACGTTCGAGTTACAGCATGTTAGCCATCCTTCTTCTTCCCACCAGAATACCGGAATGTTATCTTCATCCGATTTCTGATATGCCGTACTTCGTGGAATAAATGCATGACTAATGCAAATATCCACTCCTTTATATCGGCCATAAATACAAACTCCGGTTAAATCGTGCAGTTTGGATAAATCTGCACCGCCATACCATTTGATAGGAAGTTTAGCCAACTCATCAATCGTCCAATTATACTTGGCATCGGATGTCTTCACGACATTCATATCAAAATATGTATCAATTTGATTTGTAAAAACATTCAATGATTTTGCGAAGAAATCTTTTCTTTGTTGAGGGTCGTTCTGCGCCTGGATTGCATCGTTCATTAAGTCTTCGGCACGAACAGATTGACCAATACCAGGATTGGCCATCGCCTGAACATCTGGATTCATGTAATCCAAAAACTTTGCGCCTTCTTCATTTTCCGTTAGATCGGCTTCGCAAATAAAAACGAAGTATTGCTCATCGTCTACTTCGCCATCTAAAATTTTTTTACAATATCGAACTCTTTGCGCCAAAAAACTGTTTGGATCATCTCCTGCAGTTGAAATACCAATCATTAATTTGTTCGCGTAAGCCTTCATGGCTTCTTTAAACAAATTGTATTGTTTCGGTTTTTTAAATGCATGGACCTCATCTGCAATCGCAAAGTTACAGTTAAATGAATCTTGTGCATCTGGATTTGTGGCCAACGCATTTAATTCGAACATTCCATCAGACATTTCAGCTTTTATAGAATGTTCGTTGTTGTTGTCGATAATATGAAACAAACCGCCATCCTCATCCGATTCTCCCATGTTTCTTACGTTGTATTTCAGAAAATTGAATGTTTCCAATGTTTGTTTTAAGGCTGCGGCCACAACATAAATCTTGGATCCGGACTTTCGATAAAGTAATCCAACCGCATACGCTAATGCTGCAGAAAATGATGTTTTAACATTTTTTCTAGGAATAAATATTAAAGCCTCATGATATTTCTTTATCTTTGTTCCTTTTCGATAGATTCCAAATAGGTTGTAAATAATGAATTTATGAAAAGACATCAAAATAAAAGGAGTACCTCGTAAAGGTTCTCCGTCTTGTGTTTCGCCTTGCATGTGGCAAATTGTTTTTTGAATGATTGAAATAATGAAGTCTGCATCCTTTGGATTGAATTCATATCTTTCATCTTCCAAATCTCTATAAAATCTATCAATTGCTTTTATACGATAAATATTGGCTTTGATTTTTCCACTCTTACAATCGTCGCAATATTTCTGTACTTCTGAAAAATACTTTCCATTATACACTACTTAACACCTGCGCCAATCTACTTTGTTTTGCGGATTCAAGTCCGTTTGATTTAATCGCTTTTAATCCTTTTGGAGTTAATCCTAAAGTTGTTTCGATTGTAAGAAGATTCTTTTGAAGAGCTTCGATGGCCAAATATTCTGCAGTCTTACGAATATTCTCATTTCCGGATTTATTTTTAAAAGTCTCTGTCACTTTGCACCCCTCTTCGAACCACTTTTGATACAACAAATCGTACTGAAATCGCATCTCTGCATACCTGCGAATTGTTACATCGAACTCTTTCTTGTAAGTTCCGATTTCTTGCATATATAAAACTGTTTCTTTAAAAATTCGATTCGTTTTTCTGCTGACAGTTGCTCTGTTCATTTTGGCCATCACCCCTTTTTTCAAAAATTGCTCAGAGTTGGAAAGATGGATACTCCCCCAGGGAACCAATTTTCATGTCAAAAAAAATTTAGGTGGGGGGATCTCTTTCAGAGCAATCTTTTTGAGGCTATCTCATCCAAATCCACACCCAACTCTTTGGCCACATCACGTTTATCATAAGCTCCAATCAAATAGAGCAAATAGATTCGTATCAGCCTACATAGTTCATCATTAGATTGCATAATCTTTTTTCTTCTTTCTCCAATCAACTCCTGGAATCGTATGTCTTTTCAATTCTTCACCAAGCTCAGTCAATGCACCAGTACTTCTGTTCTCCAACTTATTGTGCTCGCCTACACTTACACTAATTAGATTCCAGTCGCAGAACCGATATTCCGGATATTCATCTGCTGGATAGATGTGATGCACAACTTCTGCTTCTACTCTTCTGCCATATCGCTTTGAGATCTGACAAAGATATCCATCTTTTCTAAGAATTGATTCTCTTTTCTTTTTCCATCTCTTAGTCTTGTAATCCATGCTTTTTACCTCGTGAAGACAGTCTAGCAAGGAAACTGCCTACACCAAATAAAAAAAGCACATGTGCGTGCTTTCATGTGTAAAAGATTCAACGCTTGGCTTTGTCGAATTTTTTACGCTACTAATATACCACATTAAAATGGTGGCCAATGGCTACTCTTTTAATTTTTTGGTTCAGGAATGATTACAATTTTAATATTTTTATCTACATTCATGTATATTTCAACATTCTCGTTATTTTTGCTTTTAGCCACAGCTTCATCAAACGAGAGTTTTTCAAGTCCTGGATAAGCATAGATAGAAAATTCATAATCCCTACTGTTTTGGTCTTCCCATCCCATACATCCGTATGCTAATAGTTTCTCATTTCTTAAACTATATACATATACAAATAGAACCTCATTTCTATCAAATAAAATCGTTTTCACTGATTGAGGTCTGTACATTCCTTTGTTTGAATCATGCATTCGTAAAGACTTTGTTAAAATCGGAATCACGTACAAGCCAACAAAGGCACATGCAATCGCTAAGATTGCTTTTAATAATTGCTCCATCATAATATGCTTTTTATCATCGCATGAACATGTTTCTTTAATCCACTACGACTGAATCCATATTTATCTGCCACTTCGTATTGTGACATTCTAAAGAAATACAAATCACACATAATGCATCTATCCTTGCTGGATAACAATTCATAGGCTTTGCATTCGTTGATTCTCTTTTGATAATAAGCAATTTCACGCTCACGCTCTTCAATCGTTTCTAACAATGCAAGCTTAGATGTAAATGTTCTTTGATATGTCGGCATTGGCAAACTGGATTTCATTTGTTCTTTAGACAGTTCTTCAACTGAATGTGATAAGCCTAACATTTTATGATTCAACTCTTCCAACTCTTCATTCAATTCAATAATTCTATGGCAACAATAGTCCAATGATTTAAAATCACCAATAAATTGTGCAACTGTTTTTGAAACCTCAATCATGCGAAACCTTTTCAATACCTGAACAACGTGCCCATGGTGTTCCAGACGAATATTTACTTTCCACACGCTTTCTCAAATTAAAGACTGTTTGATTTAAACCACAGTTTTCTCTTTCCAACTTTGAATATTCTTGTCTGATATATTCAAGCTGTTTTAATCCTGCTTCACGCATTCCACCATTTTCAACATCATATGTCATGATCTTAATTAATTCAGTTAAACAATCAAATGCATTCTCTGCCGTTTGATTGTGTAATACAACTTTTTCCATTCTTTTCCCCTTAATACAACGAAAACAAAAAACAAACAAATTTAACAATACTTGAGATAATCCATACAGTTCCGCCTACAATGGCCGTAAACATCCATATGTATAAAACCCCAAACAGAATAATAAATACTAATCTCCAATTAATCTTCATATGCTGCACTCATCGCTTTTTTTAACTCCATGTATTTACACATATACCAATCAGATTTTTCCATGTCCTCTTTCCCATTTTTATTCAATGCTCTATATCTGTATTTCCAAACATTGCACAAGCAAAAATTTGCGACTACTGACATTCCAAATACAGCAATCATTTCATCAATGCATTCATATGATCCACTCTCATAATGTTCTGGATGATTGACTGCGTCTTTTTCTTTTACCATTGTGGATAACCACCTTCGCTGTATGACATTTCTCTTTCCTGATTCACATCATTATTTTGTGTTTCTTCTTTCTTATCTAAGAACTGCAAACTTTCAACCATCACATCGCACGTGTAGATTGTTTCACCATTGTTATTCGTGAATTTTCCTGTCTGCAATCTTCCGTCGATTCCAATCAAAGAACCTTTCTTCAAATACTGGTACATTAAATCTGCTGTTTTGTTCCAGGCAACACAACTAATGAAATCTGCATCCGGTTGTCCTTGTGCTTTCACTTTTCTACTAACGGCCAAAGTAAACTTACAAATGCTTGCACCGTTTGGTGTCTTTCTAATCTCAGGATTCTTGGTCAATCTTCCTACTAAAATAACTCTGTTTATCACTCTTTCTCCTCCTTTTTTCTTTGTCAAATAACCTTAAATTATTTTCCAAAATCAATTCTGCACTGAGAGCCCTAGTTTAAAGGCTCTCTGTACATTTTTTTGAACTAAAAACTTTTTGTGTTTTTTAATGCTTATTTTGTCCGTAATACAATCCATTTTCTATTAGATAACTTAGTGAAGAAAACACTGATTCAACATCTGTAAACCTTCGATTTAATTCACGCTTTGATTCTTTAAGCGATATTGATGGTTCAGGTTCTAGAGCACCAAGTGCCACAAATCTTATTTGATCCTCATCTAGACAAAATATAGCTCCATCATCGAACTGGACATCATAAAGTGTAGGTTTTACATAGTTGCCTTTACTTATAACGCACGTATGGATTACTTTACCAATCTGACCGATATAGTCTTTTTTAAGCTTTCCTGTGCTACTTACCAATTTATGCTCATATCCATCAGTTAAGCTTAATAGTTTTACTTTGGTTTCCATTCATTGACACCAGCCATCGTTCCCTTTAGCATTTCAATAGCTCTATTTTGACAAATACATTCATTGACTATTTTCTTATAGGCATCAAAATACCATTCGTCTTTGACTCCGTTGTATGTCAGTTCATAATACATATCATCAGGAAGATTTGTACTAATAAGATACTTCCAATTCTGCAATGCTTTGCATTTCCAAACAACTCGATCGTTTCTGCATCTAAAACATAAGGCTCACCTTCAACTTTTGGTACATTTTCAAGTTCATAATCTGCATAGAATTCAGAAAACTCTTCATCTTCAAATACAGTTGCGATAATTTCATCTTCATAAAATCTTATAAAATGGAGTTTATAATTATTTTCTATTTCGTCATATTCCCAATATTTATCTTCTTTAGACATTACTTTGTCCTCCTATTTATACTTCATGCTTTCCAGCATGTTCTTCTTAGCTTTGTTTGTCGTTCTAGTATACAAAGATGTTGTCTGTATGGAATTATGGCCAAGAATATCCATGAGATCCGTAACCTGTCCGCCAGCATCCAAATAGTTAATCGCGAACATATGTCTGAACGCATGAGGATGGATTTTATCTAGGCTTATACCTCTACACTTTCCTGCAATCTTCTTCAACTGGTAGTAAATCTGTTTATAGGTTAAAAAAAAGATTTTTCCTGACTTTATCTTTTCTGTTCTGCAATACTTCAATATCTCTCGCTTTAAGTCATTTCTCAGAATTACATCACGAATCTTACCTTTATTTTTGACTGTAATATAATTTGCCTTTACATTCTCAACCGTGAAATAACTTAACTCGCTCACACGTATGCCAGTGTAAGCGAATATCTTCATGATCAGATAAATATCCATTCGATTACATTGTTTGGCCATTCTACACATACGCTTAAAATCAGATGGTTCAATCACATCATCAAGCGAAGCTGCCTGTTGAATCTTTATATTTTTCAATGTCATTTTAGAATGATGAGTGCGCAACAATTCATCTGGATCCAAATCCTTTTCGACCAATTCGCAATACTTTATAAACCTATTTGCGATAGTGATATAGTTCTTTACTGTGGCCGGAGCATACTCTTCTTCCAGGTTCTTTTTAAAGTCGATAATATCAAGCTTACAGATATCATCGACCTCAAAAGAATTTACAAACAGTTCAACTACCTGGCGATAATGAACCAAAGAATTCTTAGACTTTTCATTTTCCGTTTCGAATGCGATAAAGTCATCAACTTTGCTAACTAGAAACTCTTTATTCATGGCTTAGCCTTGAAGAAATATCCTGGTAGTTCTTGAAGACTCATCGTCTACAATCTCAACAATTTGTCTTTTGCCAAAGTAATTCTTGGCTTTGCTTAAACATGGAAATCTATGAATTCCATTCACTGAAAACATAATTTCCTGATAATCTTTCACAACACTGATTTCCACGGGTCTAAATGTTGTGTTCTTTAAATCTCTTAAAATCACGATATCAACTCCTTATTTATCTTAAATTTATCTGCCCATTCCCTGACAAAGCTAAATGCATCATCTGGAGGGGCTGCATTATGATTTGCTCTAAATTGCCGTATAACCTTATGCTTAAGTTCCAACGTATACAAAGGAACATCCGGCTTATCACTTAAACGAACAAACATGATTTCCGTATGTCCTTTGGACACCTCGTCTGCATAGGTTCTAACACAATGGTTCAATACTTCAGATTCCTTCTTCAATTCAGCATTACTCTTAGCAGGATGAATCAAATATTTTCCGTCTGAGTAACATAACTCAACATGCTTTTCATAGTTCTCAAGAATCCCTTGCTCAAACCTGGCACCTTCTGTAGCACGCATAGCCTTATATGCTGCACTATGTGCTTCTACTAAATTCGATGGTGTTAGAACTCTATAAGACTTCATGTCCGCTCCAATCGTTTCCGCGAACTTCAAATAATCTTCGTAAATATTTATGTTCCAATCATCTATCTTCGATGCGTACTCCAATACTCGTGGACACATATACTTACGTATATGCTTGAAATTCAAATGTCTAATTTTCAATAATTCTTTTTCATTTGCCCATGAATATTTTCTGCATAACATCAAATGTGTGTAATCCATCTTTGGAAGAAGCGGAACGAATTTACGATCAACCTTGAATATCTTATCCAAACTCCTTTGACTTAGATCAAGAACACGAAGGCTTGAAATAAACTGACTTAAGTCTGCCTTCACAAGATATTCGATTTTAGGCTCTTTACGATAAGCACACACGTATTCAAAAAAATCTAATCCTGATTGATTCAATTCAGACTGATACTGGCAATACGGAATGTTCAATAACTTGATCCAGTCTTCAATTGAGTACATCCTCAACGGATAAAAATTCAATTTACTGTCACTGATCCAAAACTTCAAAGGATAATCGAAATCAACTCTTTTACCAAACATTCCACAATACAGATTGCCAACCAGAAACTTCCTTTCGCCTTCTATGTATCGAGCTACTTCCTGAATCTTCAGTTCTACTGAATGATTCGGATTCTTGAACAATTGAAATCCAAATATTCTCTTTAATAGCTTTCCGTAATATATTTCTAGTGTTTCGACAAAATAAGTTCGGCTACAAGCTTCTTTTGCGAGCCATAAATCCATTTTTGAAAAAATAAACTCTTCAATGCCTTTTGGCCATGTGAGCTTCCTTGTCTGCAATCTCTCTAAAATAGACTTTCCTGCTTCCATTCCGATTCTTCTTTCTTAGGCTTTTTCTTTTGATCAACACTCTTTTTAACGATTGCCTTTGCAGATTCAAGATTTAAACGTGAAGGCTGTTCTTCATCACCACCAACATCTTCTTCATCGTAGTAATGAACGGCCAAACCGAACACTTCTTCATCACTGATAATTGCACAGTTTTTCACTGCCTTCTTTTTAGCTTCAGAAACAATGTAATCCCACATTCCGTCGATAGACTTCTTAGGATTATCCAATTTCGAAACCATGTCATTACGTGACATCAAATATTCGCAGATTATTTTCAATCCTTGATTCTGCTTGATTGTCTTATATTCATCTTCAAATTTAGACATACAGACCTCCTAATAAGTTCGAACCGGAACCATTACACTCATAAGTTTTAAAACATCACACGAACCACGAACAATCAATGGTTTTCCAATTCCTGGAGTCGTAATCTGTACTTTTTCAGAATTAATGACATCAAGTGCATCTCTTAAATACTTTCCATTCAAGTTGAATTCGATTGGATCCGACATCAATTCAACTGTTTCAAGTTCTTCATACGTTTCTCCAATCATCTCAGACTTTGAATCAACATGAGATTCTTCTGTACCAAACGACAAATGCACAATTTGTTTCCCATCAGATTTCACAAAATCACAACGTTTGATTGCTTCTAATAATTCATTCTTATCCATTTCGATGCAATACGAACACGATTTTGTAATGATTCTAGAAACATCCGGGTATGTTCCATTTAAAAGTTGTGACTGGTACATCATATCGTTTGTTTTAAATTGAATTTTTTTCTCGTCATAGAAAACAGAAACCTCATCATTGAATGTTTTCAAAAATTCCACACAAGCCTGTCTAGGGATTGTAATACTGGTATCCTTGCAATCCATATCAATAAATGCATATCGGTTCATTCGATACGAATCAGAACCAACAATTGTAACCTGGCCATCATCCACACTTAAATGAATACCAGTAAGTATTGGACGTGAAATCGCAACTCGTCCTCCGCTCGCAACACAAACCAAAGCTTTTTCGAATGCTTCACGCAACGTTTCGATTGGACAATATAATTTGTTTGCCGGTGTATTTAAATCGATTTCTGGATATTCTCCAATATCTGTACAAGTAAGTTTGAATTTAGCCTTACCACACTTGATGTGCATCAAATTATCCGTGCAACCTATTTCAACCGATTGACCGGATACTTTTCGAATGATCTCGCTAAAATATTTAGCATCCACCAAACATTGGCCACATTCTTCAACACCTGTTTCCATTGGCAATGTCTGCTGCATTGAAGCAGTTCCATTGGATCCAGTAACCACAATTGACTTTTCTTCTACACAAATCTTTATGTTTGCTAGCGCAGGTAAAGGTGATACTTTATCAATCACCTTTGACACATTGTTCACTGCATTTAGCAATGTCTTTGTTTCTATATTAAATTTCATTTTCCTTTTTCCTTTCGATATAATATATTTTTGAGGAGGTGATAAAATGGATGACTTGACTAATGAACAAAAGCTTTTATTAACAGCGATGTATAGAGATTATCTAGAACTCTCAAAAAAAGTCGGCCCTGAGAAAGCAAATCGTTTTGGAGATTCTGATGAAATCAACTATAAATACTTCATTGATAGATCAAATGACTATGTTTCTACACTATGCTGGACATTAAAACGTAAAGGTTATATTGACTGTTATAGCGGAGATGACAAAGCTAACGGAATTTCAATTACCGATGATACAATCATCTACTTTGAAAACAAATTCAAAAATAATATTTCTAAAGTATTAGAAGCTATTAATGAGTTGCTAAATTTTGTTCCATTGTTTAAGTAGTTATTTATTAACTACTTTTCTTTTACTATTTCACCAAGCTCCATCAATTTTAGTTCCTCTGAACTGTAAGCCTTAAAAAACGATTTTGTTGGCTTAACCAGAATCCAATCCTTAGCCATGAGATCATCTGTCATTGGATTCCAAAATCTTATATACTCATCCCTTCCAGGTAAGTACAAAGCAATTTTGTAAATTGTTATGTTTGTTGGATATAAATAAGCGCCTTTTTTGTGATCACGACTATTTTTTCTTACAAATCCCATTTTCCTCTTTTTAGCTAATTTGATTGCTTTAACAATATTCATTCACGACACCTCACTCGTTCAGATATTCATCAAACTTATTTCCAAACAAAATGCTTGGCTTTAAATATGATTTCATCACTGGATCAGACTTCCATGCATCACATTTCTTTTCAATGACGCATTTGAAATCCGCTAAACTATATCCAGCGTTCAACTTATCCTGAATCAACTTTCTAGTTAATTTAGCATCAGGAGAAAATTCTTTCTCCGTTTCAATATTCAGGATTTCAACAATGGTTCTAATAATTTGATTCATTTCTAGTTCTTCGTCAGAAGAACAATATAAATTATTATTATTCTTATCATTCTTTATATTCTTTACATTATTGTTTGTTGTTGTTCGTTTGTTGTCCGTTTGTTGCTCGTTTGTTTTCTGCATGTTGTCCTCGTGTTGTTCGTTTGTTGTTTGCTTGTTGTCTATGTTAGTAAAACACTGATAATCATCGTATTTTGTAACGATTATGAGCGTGTTTTGGTTTGTTGAGATTTTTTTAATCTCACCTGTTTTTTGTAGATTTTTTAGAGCTCTTTTTATTTGCTCAACGCTCAGTTTTGTTTCGGCGTTTAAACTAGCAAAACTCGTTATACACGAACCTCTTTCTATTTTCTTTCCCTGCCAATTGCGATCAACGTGATTTACTTTCAAAAGCAGATGAATAAACAGTCTGCATGTTGGGATATCGTCATACCACTCCCAATCCACAATTTGGCGGAACAATTTAATATAGCCCTGTTCCATAGGCGTTACTCCTGAGCTATTGGAAATCCATTGAAGTCCTTGATTTTCACAAGTTTATAGCTTAAGCTCTCCCGTTTAACATTCAATAAATTAGCCAACTCATTAGAGCTCAGAGTTTTAATTATTTCTGAATAGTCTTTACTGACTAAATAATATGTTTCCTCTCTGGTGCTCATATTTTTTCTCCTTGCTAGTTCTATCTCGAATCCTGCAACCTAGATACCACAATCCGCGTAAATCTTGTTAAAAAGGAAGATAAGTTACAGAAACAATCCATTAACTTTTTTTGACGTGCTAGAGCAAAAAATACATTATGTAGAAAGCGAGTGCGGATCACGTCAATTTGTGGTGATACCCAGGTTGCAGAACCCGAGAAAATAATTTATAATTTGTTTGTTAGTTTTTATATGGCCACTTTCCTAATAAGTGGTCTTTTTTTATGCGTTGCACGACTTACGCAGCTTGATCAGGTTGTCCAAATAAGGCTGCAAGCCAAGAACATTAATTACCTTGATTGTTGGCCATCCGAAACAATTGGATTCAACGCCCAACTTGTTCAACTCGGTCTTCACAGTCGCACTGCTACAGCCAATGATTTCTGACAAATCTTTTTGCGTGATGTATGCATACTTTGTCATTTTTTGGATTTTACCTTCAATTTCTTCGTCATATTCCTGACGAGATACAACTTTAATACCCCTCATAACAATCTCCTTTCTAGATTCCAATAGACTGGATAGTTCTACAAACGAATGCAGTACCAATGACACATCCGATTACTAATACAACACTCACAAACAACATCCAGTTTGCAAAACATTGCTTTCTACGCACCGCCTTCTCTCTTTTATCTAGATCAGCATAACGATGCATCATCTTTGTGTACTCTGTAGCATGTCCGTTGTTTGCGAATGGAGACAATTCAAGTTCTTTTTCTTTAGTTTTAGTTTTTGTGGTAGCCATACTTTTTATCCTTTCTATGGTAGTAATTTTTAAATCTAAGAAGGTTAAATAAGGCCTTCTTTTTTTAACGCCAAATAAACCGCCTTACTTCTACAAACTTCAATCACACGTTTTAAATACTCAATATCATTGCAATCACTAAGCTTCTCTAGAAATGATTCTCTTTCAATTGAATTAAGTGATTCGCAAAAGCTTTTATTTTCCATAATGTGTTCTCCTTTCTGTGGTAGTTATTGGTAATACTATTAATAAATGTTTAACATGTTAAACGTTATCTGTAAAAAAAATTTGCTCGACTTTCACATTTAATGCTTTGGATATTTTAAAAAGAGTATCTGTAGTGGTATTCGTTAAAGCTCCACTCTCTAAACGGGCAATTAAATTTTGTGAAACCCCTGATTTTTGAGCTAATTCAGCCTGAGATAAATTTTCTTTTTCTCGCAATTCCTTAATTTTGAATCCCATCTCAATCACCACCTTTCTTTTGTACACTTGGAGTTTAACATATTAAACACCGCAATTCAATAGTTTTGTTTAAAATATTAAACTTTTTTCTTGCTAAAACGGTTCAATTTGTTTAATATATTAAATGTAGAATAGTATAAATATATAGGAGAATATTAAATGAGACTCGGAGAAATTATTAAACAATATAGAATAGAAAACAATTTAACTACTGCTGAACTTGCTTCTAAATGTAGTCTAAGCAAAGGGTACATTTCAATGTTAGAAAACAATTTTAAACCTTCTGGAAGAAAAAAAGACATTACTCCATCTATTCAAGCGGTCAAAAAACTTGCGAACGGTACCGGTATCGAATTCGATGCATTACTTGCTTCGATTGATGGTGAAGTATCTTTAATACCAACAAAAGAAGAATCTCTTGAATTTATCCTTACTCCCCATGAAAAAGAACATCTTACTATTTATAGATCACTAGACGACAAAGGGCAACACACAGTGGATACAGTCACACAAATGGAATACGAAAGAGTTAAAAAGGATAATAAGTAATTTAGGTATGATTATATAAGGAGGGATAAGATGACTGAACAAGAAATAAGTAATAAATGTAAATCTTTAGATGCTAGTAACGATACTTTTAAAAATATCATTAAGGATTGTAAAAATCCTAAATTCAATAATTTAGATAGTTGGCAACATTTCCAAGCAGCAGCTTTCAAAAGAGAAAATAATCCTAGTAGAAAAAACAGATTCATTAAATACAAACGTGGAACCATTGTTATGGTAAACTTTGGCACATCTATAGGGAATGAACTGAGTGGAAATCATTTCGCTGTAGTACTAAATAAAAAAGACTCTCCTAATTCTGGAGAAATAACCGTACTGCCATTAACCTCTAAAGCCAATAAATCTAATATCAATCTGGGGAATGAACTAATTCAAAATGTATTTAGTGACGTTTTGAAAAGTATGCAAGATCTTGTAGCTTTTTCTGCAATAATAGAAGATTTATTAATGGATGAAAACGGAACTTTTAAATATCATGAAGGGCAATCGGTCACGTTTCACGATTCTTTGATTGAACATTATTGTATGATAATCAAACCGAAGAAGGCTGCTTCTGATGGTATAATTCATTATACGACTAATGAAATTGCAGATGTTATCAACAAAGCCTTGAATATGCTCCAAAATATAACTAATTTCTACAACGGAAAAGCCAAAGATTCATATGCAAAGATTTTATCTATAACAACAATTAGTAAATATAGAATTAAGAAATCGATTAATGCATTAGATCCAATTGGAAAAATACAGTTATCTAAAGAAACAATGGACAGAATTGACACTGAAATCGTAAAAGCTATAACCAACATTGCCTTGTAAAACGCTTGATTTTAAAGAAATTCATGTTATTATAAAGATGAATTTCAGTGATGATACATTGTATCAGGCACTGCAGGTATTTATTTCGGTAACACATTTGTGGGTACCGCGGATAAGGGAAAGCTATTCGATTTCGGATAGCTTTTTCTTTTTAACGAAGCAAAATAAAAAATCCCACTCATTGAGTGGAATCTAATCGGGGCGACGTACTTAACATACGCTTAGTATTCTTAACCATCCACCGACTATTGACCTGTCGAGGAGTAAGTACCTCCGGTATTCAAATTATAATTCGCATTTTGCATATTTTCAACAAAAAGCGTGCCCATCTATATTATCAAATCTTTGCAAGTACGCCAAATTTATATTGAGATTGCTATAAAAGAGTTTAAAAAAAGTAATCCCAGGAGCTAGAGAATTCTAAGGCTTATGCCCATACTCCCATTCGGGAACCCTGCTTTATCCATCGCGGACTACTTTGTAATCAAATTATAGATTGCATTTTGTTTATTGTCAAAACAATATTTATATTACAAAATCAATAAAAATCTGAATTAATCATTCAGAAAGAAAGGAAATTATTATGACTAATCATGAAATTGCTATGGAAGCATATTACTATTCAATCAACAATGAGTTGATTGGTGGCATTTCTAAAAAAAATGCAGTCAAATGCTTTGAACAGATTATTGTGATGCTGGATTCAGATGAAAGACTTAATCTTCCATTCATTACTGTAAATGGAAAATGCTTTGTAGCAACTAAAAAGCGCCTGATAAAATGTTCTAAAAACATGTTTGGATATAAGTTTAAAGAGTGGAATTGGAGTCAGATCAGGAACGTATTCTACAAAAAAACATTAACAGCAGGAACTTTACTGCTGAATACAGTGGATGGAGAAGTTAAAATCTCAATCAATCGAGATGGCGCTGAGTTTGCTGGAGAAATATTGAGAAAACTGAAAAACGAAGCAAAATAAAAAATCCTGGATGCTACCAACATCCAGGACGATTAAGAGTACTACCAATACTCTCACATAAAAAGATGACTACCACATCAAACTTTTTATGTGCTCATTTTAGCATAGAACGGAGGAAATTTAAATGCCTATTTATGAGCGCCTACACAATGGAAAGAAACAATGGTGTTACCGTTGCTACTATACTGATTTTAATGGAGATCGTGTACAAAAACATTCTAAATGGTTCAATACCAGGAAGGAAGCAGTGGCGGCTGAATCTGCATTCATGCAGATCAAGGTTGTTGGAGACCAGAACGTAACCTTCTATGAAGTTACTTTAAAATGGTATGAATTTAAATCTAGAACATTGAAGCCATCCACACTGGATACAAAAAGAGTGTATCTGAATATGTTGTCTCCGCTTAACGATAAGAAAATAGCCAAGATTACATATCTTGATATCGATAACTTTTTCGAATTGCCACAAATTAAATCTTATAAGTATTCGACCAAAAAGACTTTATTAACTAATCTTAGAAATATCTTTAGATTCGCAAAGAAACACTATGGTATTATCAATGATCCATTTTATAAAATGGCACCTTTGGTTAAGCCTGTGGCCACGGAGGCTAAGAAGCTTGAAATCGTGCCTAAAAGTGATTTTAAGACACTTTTTGAATATGCAGTAACATCTAGAGAGGGAGCATGGAAAGATACGGCATACGCAATTTGGACGATGTATATGACAGGCATGCGTGTATCCGAGTGTTTATCTTTAACCTTTGAGGACTTCGATGGTAAATACATCCATATTCACAGACAATATATTCGTGGTAAGTGGCAGACGCCAAAGACCAAGAATTCAATTCGTAAGATTGCGGTTGATGAAAAAACAAAATCTTTTATTTATGAATTGAAGAAATACTATTCTTCATTTGATGAATTTGAAGAATCATGGTTCATATTTGGTGGATATAGACATATGGATCCCGAAATATTGAGATTAAGAAAAAACAAATTGTGTGCAGAAGCTGGAGTCCCTGAATTCAATATTCATGCGTTAAGGCACTCACACGCTTCAAATTTGATTGAGGCAGGTGTTAATATGTACAAGATATCGAAACGTCTAGGCCACTCTTCTATACGTACTACAATGGATATTTATGGCCATCTTATTGATACAGAAGAAGAAGAGATTTTAAATGCAATTTCGAACTTCTAAAAACTCAAAAAAGCTAGAGAAAATCGAATATATAAAAATAGATAGGGATAAATCAACCTTTAAAAGTCATAGGGATTTTGACTCTGAGATAGAGATGACCTTTAAACACTTTTAGGGTTTACTTTCCCTATCTTTTTGTTACAGTATTTTTAGAAGGGATTGGACGTAAAAAAAAGGTAGAAATCCAGCACCGATCAAAGTTGTGATTTCTACCCGTCCTCTTAGACAATTATATGATACTGAAAATTACCAACGACTTCAACCTGATTTTGAATAAAGATGATTATCAAGCTTTTGTTAATGCGATTGATTTGCTGTCTTTACATTGTCCTGTTTGTGGTGTCGTTGGCCTTTTTATATTATATGGACACTACACAAGATTTGTGATCATTGATGATCTTTCCAGTGGTGATTGTAAGATTCAAATTCATGTTCAGCGTATCCAGTGTACTCAATGTAAATCCACTCATGCCTTGCTTCCAACTAATTTTGTCCCTTATACTCAGTTCACTTATCTTTTCATTTACTATATTGTTACACTTGATGAGAATGATGATTTGATTACTTCTTTTGAAGTTGCTCTACAAACGATTCGTAAAGTTAAAGCTCGTGTAATCGAATTCTGGGATTCGCTGTTTCCAGACTGGAGAGATTTCAAACAGGATGACTTGAAAATAGAATCTTTAAAGCGTCACAATATCCTCTTTGGATCCACTAGAAGCTATTGTAAACTTTGTGTACTGTCACCAACAGGGTCGCAACTTTGATTCTGATTTCTTCTGATATTATGTCATTGAAATTAGAGGGGAGATGATCTTATGATCGAAAACGATGCTTTCAAACTGCTATTAATCAATCTTTTTCACCTGAATCCTGATGATATTGCCAATATTCTCTGTACTTCGTTCAATAAGATGATGGTTCTTGTTGTAACTCTTACAGATAAACATCAGGCTTGTCCTTACTGTGGGTTTACTGCGCCTAAAATCAAGGAGTATGTAACCAAGGAGATCACTCATTCGGCTCTTACCACACAGAAATGCATAATAAAATACAGGGCAAGACGCTACAAATGTCCATGTTGTGGAAAGACCTACTATGAATTCAATCCTTTTGTCTTCAAATCTCAGAAAATATCGATCCTTACTGTACATAATATTCTGAAGGATCTGAAAGACTTCAATGAGACATTTACTTCCGTTGCCAGACGATACCATGTTTCTCCAACTTCTGTATCCACCATCTTTGATAAACATGTGGATATTGGCAGAAACCCGCTTCCGGAAATCATTAATTTTGATGAGGTATATGCCTTTAAATCCGAAAAGAGTAAATATGTCTGTGTCCTGCTTGATTTTAAAAAACAGATTCCTGTTGATGTTCTTCCAAATCGTAAAAAGGAATATCTTTTAAACTACTTTCAAAAGATCCCTTTAGAAGAACGCAAAAAGGTAAAATACGCCTGTTCAGACATGTATGAAGTATATCGGGATGTCGTACATAAGGTGTTTCCATCCTGTTGTATGCTTTTGGATTATTTCCATCTTTCCCAAGATTTCCATAGGAAAATGAATGAGGTACGTATCAAAGTCATGAAAGGATACAAAGACAACAAGGCTTCAGATGAATATTATCTTCTCAAAAAATTCAACTGGCTGTTATTCAAAAATCCAGAAGATGAAGATAAACATGGAAGACTGTTTGATGTAGAACGTGAACGTAAATACAACTCTCATTTTAAAAGCTATATGAACTACTATGATTTAAGAAAGAAATTACTCGAAATCAATAATGATTTAACTATTTGTTACTCATTAAAACTAGAACTTGTAGACTTCTATTCAAAATCTACAATCGACAATGCGAAAGTAAATCTTGAAAATCTGATTCGCAGCTGCATTGATACAAACATTGAAGAAATGATCAAATTCTCCAATAATCTTATTAACTGGAAACAGGAGATCATTAATTCATTTACGATTGTAGATACTGAATATAAAGTTGAGGCAGACAAAGGCCAGGTGGTGGTCTGCAATAAAAAAGTGAATAATGCGATCATTGAGAATCGAAACAAGATTATCAAGTGTATCAAGAACAACGCCAATGGCTACACCAACTGGCTTCGCTTCCGCAATCGCGTAATGTATGTACTCGATTCAAACGCAACATTCAGTCTGGAACCAAGGGAGAAATAATCATGGATGCACAGGACATTATCGAACTGATCGAATACTTCAGAAATCTACAAGACAATGAAATGAAATTTGAAATCGAAGAATTACGCGGATACATTGATATAAAATTCGAAGAATTATATGACAAGTTAACTGAATACATTGATTCAAATCACCCATTATAAAAGAGCAGAGATTTCAAACATCTCTGCTCCCTAATTAATAATCATTTAAACACTCATAGGGTTTTCAACCCTACAATTTTTGAAGCCAACTTTTAGTCGACCCTATCTAATTGCGGATTACCAAGAAAATTCTGACTTATACGAATTCAACACAAAATTGTGGACTTACATGAATTTGAAAGTTTATATCTATTTATTTTTTTGCACAAAATTCTTCACAGTTTAAGAAAAGGCTGTGATTTAAAATCTAAAATTCAATGCCACAAATTTATTTAGTTGCACCACATTCACATTTGAATCCAGTGGATACCTTTTCATCCCATGCAGGTTTATCCACAATCCATCTTTTTTCATAGACAGCTTCATGTACAATTTCTTCTGTTCCCACTTGTACCAAAACACCATCAGTATAATGTCCTCCTGCTTCTCCATTTAACATATGTTCTTCAGCATGTTTCCATGGTACAATGTTGTTCGCTGTCAAATCCAAATGACAAACTGAACAAAATGAGTGTTCTTGTGTTTCATAAATAGGCTTGTATTCAATCCATTTATCTGCTATCATGACATTTTCGTAGTGTCCTTTTTCTTCATGATGTACAGTTTTGAATTGTTCTACCCATTTATGCTTATGTGATGGTTCACTTGGTTTAGATGTATTGTTATCATTGTTTGGCTTAGAAGGTTTGTCTGAATCTGGTTTGTTATTAGAATTATTTGAATTAGAATTATTTTTATCGCTGTTTGGTTTTTCTACCTTGTCTTCAGACTTTTTGATTGTTGTTTCGCCTTTATCAACCTTGTTCTTAGTTTCTTTCGATACTGGAATCTTACCATCTACAGTTTCCGTTAATGCATTCTTTTCGGCATCTTTGCTATCGACAACTTTTACTACAACAGATTTTTTCTCTGTTGTATTTTTATATTTATCAGTAGCTGATACAAAAATATCATATTTTCCTTTTTTCTTGATGTCGAAGTCTTTCTTGTCAATGGTAATTTCTGCACCACTTAAATCTGTTGCTTTGAAGTAGTCTTTTAAATCAACATCTTCTGCATTTTGTTCGATACGAATTTCTGTCAAGAAATCTTCGAATACAGGTGCTTTGGTATCTTTAACTTCAAAAGGGACATCTTTGCTTTCTTTTGAATATTTAAGACTGACTTCATACTCTCCAACATCCAAGTATTTTTTGTCTTTGGATGTTACAGTGAACTTTTTCTTATCAAATGTATATTTTTCTGCATTTGACATTAAATCCGAAGTTAATTCTACAGAATTTAATACATTTTTCTCTACATCATTCGATAGGAAAGTCTTAGGTTCAAGTTTAATTGCTTCTCCATATTCAAAAATTAAATCTTCTTTCAATGGCAATGTAGTTTTATTATTGTTAGACACAGCATATCCAATCCCTGCTCCTGCACATACTAACAATGCTAATCCAATCAATACAACATTCCGTTTTTGGTTTTTCTTTTGTTTTTCGTCTTTGTTCACATTTGAATTATTTGTATTTTGGTTTTCCATGCTCTTTTTCTCCTATTTCTCTAATTTTTAATCTTTTAGTATATCCAATGAATTATTTTTAAGTTTTTGCTCGTTCTTAACTTAAATTCCCCTATTGATACCCTCGCTTTCTATTTTCATTATAGCACTTTATTTTCTAAATGGATTATTACTTTAATCGTTCATATAATCCTGCATAATTGAAAATAAATTCATAAGTGCTTTCTTTAATATAGGCTACCTGATGACTCCATATGGCTATACGAAAATACGCATTTGGTTTGATACCATACAAGGCTCGTCTTGAAATACCTAATTTTAAAGCAATTTCTTCATCTGTAAGTTCATCCACCAATTTATACTTCAGATATTTTCCTGCCTTTTCATCCATTTCAATCATTTCATCTATGTAATTCAAGAAACAATCTACTTGATCTCCCTCTTTCATAATCCGATTGATATATTCACTTTCGATTCCATTACCTGACTTAATATCACTACTAACTTGAATTAAACTTCCTGTATGCAATGGCAAACGCATTTTCAATCGAATTCTCTGTTGAATAAGAGGTGCATAGGCTTCACATACCTTTTTCCCATTTTCTTGTGTCTTTTCGACATCAATGTTTCTATCGAATACAATAATCCCTTTATTTGCCATATCTCCTATTCTTTTGCATCATTTTCTTTTTATGACATGAATGGCTCTTTTTTGTCTTTCATCATATTTGAAATCCACTCTATCATTGGTACATAATGTCTTAAAGCCATCCATATCATCAATATCCGTATAATGAACGAACACTTCATGTTCCAACTCTTTTGACTGGATAAATCCATATCCTTTCAAACGGCTAAATGATTTTACAACTCCTTTCATTGTTGTTCAAACTCATGCTCCATAATTGTATCGTCAAAGAAGTCAAATGGTGCTGAATAGATAATCATGACTCGACTTTCATTCGGTATATAGACAAAATAAAATAGTCGCATATGCAAAAACTGATTTGTACCAGTGAACATGGCATCTGCTGTTTCATAGTAGAAATCTTTCCAGTTTTCTTCTGTTTTTGTTGGATCAACTTTGGAATAATATACTCTTAATCCATCAAATATTTGTTGTTCCATGTAACTGATGGCAGTTTCCGTTTGTGCTTGAGCCAATCTATCTGTATCGCTGAAGTAATAATTATTAACATCTGCTTCAGAAATAAACATATTTCCCTTTTGCATGGCTTCTACGATAACTTCTTTTACTTCTTTCCAAGTATTCAATCTCCAACCTTGAGCATTATGGTCTATCATAGATATTTCTCCTTTCTAGCTATTCAATAGCGTTCTCTTTCTATTGTAGTATCATTGATGTCCTTGACAACTTCTGATTTGTCAGTTTTTTTCTTTGATACATCTTCAGTATTTATCTTACCTATCAATTCCAATACCTTTCCAACGACTTCATGATAATAAATCGTTGTTCCAGTATCAGCATCTGTATAGGTATTTTGTTGTAGTCTTCCTTTAACTAAAATCTTCATACCTTTTTTTAGTCTTTTTTCCAAATATTCTTGGTCAAAGAATACACATTGAATAAAGTCCACATAATTTTCACTCCGTTGATTGGCAACATTGCAAGTAATTACACTTACATTTGCTTTCGTTCGACTGATTCTTGGTACATTGGAAATTCGACCCACTAAATTTACTTCATTCAACATATAACCCTGTCTCTTATACACATCTCCGAGCCCACGAGACTAGGCATGATCTC